GGCGGCTGGGCTAGAGGTAAGCGGGGTGGCCCCCTGGGTCATACTTTCCCCGCGCTGATCTGCGACGCTGGCCTCGAGCATGCTCGCTCCGTGTCTTCCTGTCGTGGCAGTCATCGCACAGCAATTGGAAGTTAGACAGATCATTGCTTCCGCCCTCTGCACGATTAACAATGTGATCCACCTGGCGGGCACCGTCTGCGCCGCAACACTCACAGTATCTACGAGCGCGTACGTGACGAACGATCCAGCCAGGAGTACGATCACCCTGCCATCCGGTCCATGCCATTGCAACCTGCCTGCCAAACCTGCACCTACCAGGATACCCACCGAGAGCAACACACGTCGAACGCGGCACCACCCAATGAACGAAAGGAACATTGCTCCCGGTGGGTATTACGGACATTACATTACACGAGTGCGGCCATGTATCCAGCTAACCGCATGTGACCTGCAGGTTTAACCCATGGCACATGACTGCATATCACCTATGCACCCATGCCTATCACCTTACCCGCCATGTCCCTGTTCATTGTAGGTAATGCCAGATAGCATACACCCACAGCATCAGTATCTATACCTGCGTGTGTACCTATCTGCACAGTAGTATTACCCACCTCGTTAATACTACCTGCATCTACACGTGGGACATAGTTATCTATCATCTCAACTGATTCAGCGAAGATAGATAATACTACCTGCATGATACTATTGGGATTAGCTACATCATCGACCCCAATACCATCCTCTACAATATACCCATCTACAGGTACATCGTTGACGTATACTATCCCGGCTGCCTTGTCGCATACTACCCGCGCCAGCATACCGTCTGTAGTATCACGATTCATTCCCCGCCTCCCCCCTCTCCTCTACCTCCTGCAGTATCACGATACTACCTGTGACACCTTCCGAGTATCCGACAGCCTGATATACCCATGAGCCGTTCTTGAAGAACAAGTCATAGATAACGGGCCCTTTCTCCCCGCTACCCCCACTATCCTGCCGGCGTACTACGACGCCCGCTGCTTGAAGCTTCTCGAGCAACTCGACTTCCCAGTGCATCTCTGCCTGTCGATTGTGCAGCTCGATACTGTCCGGCACATCAGCGCCTTGAGAAGCAGTAACCCGAAGATACGGAACGGTCATCGTTTCTTACCCTTCACTCCTCCACCGTTGTCCCCGAACATGGTTTCGATATGGCTGCTCAGATCCTTGAATGCCTTCTCCATGGCTGCAATGGCTTGCATGGCCACATAGTTCACATTGCAGTGCTCATCCTCAGCGGGCTTGATTCCCATGCCGACCATGAACTGCCTGAGGTCTTCAGCTGTCGCGTCGGGTTCCGGCCCTGTCTTCTGCGCTTCCTGGTTTCCCATACTTGATCCTCCTCAACTCGTCACTTGCTTTCCGAACCTTACCATCTGGGCTGCCCTTCAAGATCGCGAGCGCAATGGCCATCCCCTCCACACGACCGAGCAACCGAGCAGCCTCAGCTTCCGTCATATCTGCAGGACCCTCGATCCGCTTCCACAACTCACGAGCTTTGTTCTGCACCGCCTCAACGCTCTTCCCAGACGGGATGAACCAGCCGTTGTCTGTGGCGCTGTGTCCGGTCGCCTGAGAGCCCTTCAGACGCCTTGGTTTGCCTCGCCTACTCACAACTACGTCACCGCACTCGTGGAGCGTGTACGACCGGCTCAGGGGTCACTCTGAGTACCTGACCATCCGCCGAACGATGTTCGACGCGCTGCACTCTTTCTGCTCGAGTCTCGCCCTTCATCGCCCCACACCAGGCGCAGTACAGCCACGTGACGCCCATGCGCTTGGTGCACACTGAGCACTTGACTTCCTCGGCTGACCGAGTCTGAGAACCGCCATCACGTACGAACGACCTCAGCAGTCGGTCGATGGCTCGCTTCTCCTTCTGAGCAGCCTCGTCCTTCAGCCCACCGTTGTGGGTGTTGAACCGCTTCTTCGGCTGCCCGCCGGATTCACCCGCGTGACCGAGCGGAGAGGTGTACTGCACATACGCCCGTTCCACCAGATCGTAGTAGTAGAGAACGAATGCGCGAGGGAAGTACCCGAGTAGCTCTTTCTCGATATCCTCGACGTTATTCTTGCGTGCCATCGGCATTCACCCTTCGTTCCTGTAATCCTCGAGCGGATCACGTCCCTCGATCACGTAGCGAGCCACGTCGATCAGCGGCTGAGTGTCGACTGCCCCGCTCCGGGCGAAGCCTTTCTCGGTCAGCACATCACGCGCCACACCCAGAGCCGCGACGCGTCGCCGTTGCTTCTTGCTGAGCACAGGCTTCTTTTCCATTACTCTACCTCCAATGTGACGTTGTGACCTTTCAGGTCCCAGAGTTGACCCACGACGATGTAAGCCGTGTCATCGACCAGGACAGCCTCACCCGAGGGCGGGAGCATATCGCGAGGCACATCACGATAGACAGCGATGACTTCCTGGCTGACATCGACTCCAACCTCGATCTTGTGATAGCGGACGGCGACGTTCATCCCAACCCCATAGCCTGAATGTTCATGGAGAAGATCATCTTGACGAGCTCGAACGCGTGGTCCGGCTGAAAGCCTTTGTCTTCCAACTGCTTCTGCATCTCGGCGAGTTCGATGGCTCCCTGTGCGAACGGCGACAACGGCGAGTCGTGCTGCGAGAGCAACCAGCCCTGAGACATGAGGTGCTGATTGACAGCCTCAGCGAACTCGTCACTGAGCGGGTGCATGTTGTTCCCCGCCTCAACGAGCAGGTGAGTGAGCGTCTGCTTGATTGCCTGTGATGATTGACTCATACGAATATCCTATTCCTTGATGGCTCGACCACACACGGAAAGCGAGTGAGCGTAGTCGAGCGATAGCGAGCGGAGCGAATCGAGCGGCACATCATACCGCCACGGCGTGCGCGTGCGCCGATAGGCGCGCAAGCGTGCGTCCGTGGCCATGTTTAATCCAACTCCCCTCTACTCTTGATCTCCTTCAGTACGGGCCACACCAACCGCTTGAACTCGTCCCAATCATTGTCGCAATCTAGGAACAACCGATTGAGTTCCGCCTTCAATGAATCCACCTTACGGCGTTGACGCACCACGTCGACTGCAGGCTTGTGTGCCACACCAGGGAGAGCGTAATGCCAGTGCCTGCTCTTGTTGAATGACTCGAGCAGTTTCTTCGCTTGTCCCTTGAACTCGTGTTTCTCGAGAGTAGCCTCTGGACCATATACGAAGTGAGCCATGATTTCTCGGTAGGTCACGACTGTGACTTGTCGCTCTTCAAAGAAGTCAACAAGCTGCTGACCTACGTCAAGATAGAGCCCTGGAGTGACTCGTGCCTTAGCTCGAGCCTCGTCATACACTGACATCTATTTCTAGCCTTTCTACTAAACTAGCCATAACAACACTCACATATACTTGATTATTACCTCCCGGACGCGAATGGTCGACCGATCGCGCGTCTCCGACGCGACGTTCGACACATCCGCACCGGGGGTAGAATAATTCAAGCAGGCGAGTACATGTACTTCGTTGTTTGGAGTGTATCACATGACACCCAACAGAGGGTCTGATGTGCGGTGATTACTCCGGGAGGGCGAAGAGTCCCGGGGCGGGCTGGACAAGCATACCACGATGGACCATGCGGGAGAGACGCTTGCGAAGGGTAGATTCCAGGCCCTCATGTCCAAGCATGTAAGCAATCTCGCGAACCGAAAGCTGATCTCCCGGGGAGAAGATCGCCAAGGTAGTGGTGAAGACAGGCGACCCCTTACGCGAAGTCGAAGGATGGGCGAAGATGAAGGGATTACACTTGGGGCAGAAGTCAACAAGGTTGCCCAGCTCATCCGTAAGAGCGGTCCATCCCTTAGGGGCCTCTCCTTCGGGAAGGATGAACTCCTGTGTGCAGCGGTCGCACGCGAAGCGTTGAGCGGTGAAGGTGGTACGTGACATGGTGTGTCCTCTCATCGGGCGGTGTGCTAAGACTCTAACACACCGCCCCAGAGAACGTCAAAGACCTAGTACGTGATCGAGCAGTCGTTCAGGTCCGGGTAGTCGTTCATCAGGAAGGAGATGACTTTCATCATGCCCTTCTTGGCCAGGCCTGTCTCCTCGCACAGGTCCACGATACTCGCTTGTCCTGAGTCCATGACGTGCTTGATATACGCGCGCTTCAGGCGTGTGTGGCCGGACATGCTCAGATCGGCTCCTAGCGGGTCCACAGCGTCCGGATTGGGCACTGCCTCACGGATACGTGCGATGAGCACGTTGGCCGCCTTACCGGACACCTCAGCGCCTGTATCAGCGTCTTGCACCGCAGGGTCCCAGCGTCCCTCGTCGATACCCTCGACAATGAACTTCATGACGTTGGTGCCGGTGTACTTAGTCTCGTGGTTGAAGGTGACTGTCGCCGTCCCAGTCTTCTCTTCCTTCTTCGTGATGTAGAAGCCGAAGTCCGCCCAAGCGTGAATCTGGCCGGACCCGGCCATGTTCTGTCCCGCTCGATCCGACACCGCACTCTTGGTCATGTGGTGGACGATCAGCATGGTGGCGCCCGTTGCTCGAGCAATGTCCTTCACCGGATCGAGCAGCTCGCCCTTGACCTCGCGGCCGCTGTCGATATCCACACCAGGCGCGATGGTCGCGAGTGTGTCGAAGATGACCAGGTCGATGGAATACTCCTCGATGATATCCCTCAGCCATGACTGCCAAGCCAGGTCCGTTCCGTCGTAGCCGGAATAGATCTGCATGTATAGGTTCCCTGGTGTGGGCTCGTCAGGCTGCCATGCCGGGTTCTTGCTAGTCGAGATGATTCGGTGACGATTCAGCACGAGAGAGATCGGGTCCTCCTCCTGAATGTAGAGGACGTTCTGCGCAGTCGTCTCGTTCCCCAGCCACTTGGTCTGTGTCACAAGGGATACCGCGAGATCGAGAGACAGCCACGACTTCATCGACTTGGGAATGCCGGCAACGAAACCGCAGCCTCCCCGCGGGATCATCTCCTCGATGAGCCACTCGGGTTCGGGAGCGTTCAGGTACGACTGGTCCTGATAGTGGGGAACCAGCTTGTCGGGCTTGGGCTCCTCCTCGATGACCGGGTCGCCATCCTCGCCACGCTTGCTGATTGCCTTGGACGCCTCAGTCATGAGGCGCTTGAGCTCATCCTGGCGGCCGGCGAACTTGTTCCACACCGTCGGGCGCATGACCGCGACGATCTCAGCGAGGGAGCAACCGGCATCTGCAAGCTCACGCTCGATCTGCCACGCTACCTCAGATCGGTCAAGGTCCCCGCTGTCCTGAAGCCGAAGGTACTCGCGCACTTGGCGATTGACCTTGAGCTTCACTCGGGTCATGACCTTGTGCCGGTCGATACCCTCGAGAACCTGCTCGTCCATGTCGTGCTCGACGCTGTGAACCTCGACCGGAGGTAGGTCATCGAACTCGTCCCACGTGTGCAGGCCGCGGTTCTTCCAGACTAGCTTGCCGCGAGTGCCCTCCTTGTAAGCGGCCTTGTTGTTCGCGGACCCGGGCACGCGCAACAGCTGCGTGGTGTCCCACCCGCTCTTATCCGCGCCGATGAACATGGTGAGGCGGTGGTTCGGGCCACCAGGACGCGTGACGTTGGAGCGTTCTTCACCGAGGGCCCAGATCGCTGCATATCGACCCGGCGACGTCTCCCAGGCGTGTGTGGGCTGAAGGTGCGGCGCGATCTCCTCCGGGTTGACTTCATCGAGGTCGGCCCACAGACGAGACCCGTCCATCGCGTACTCGCTGCGGCGCTCGGGCTCGGAGAAGATCATGGGAGCGAAGTAGAGGTCATCATCGCGGTGTTGTACGAGGTGCTGCCTGATCTTCGCTCGGTCGTCGGGCCACTGGAACGCTTGGTCCTCGTGCCATGACTGACGCCGCTCCTTGGTCCGTGCAGCGTCCTTGGGAATCCACGGCAGGAAGACGTAGCCGCGCTTTGTGTTCGACCAGATACGGCTCAGAAGCTTGAGCTGTTCGTCGGGGTTCATCGAGCTCCTTTCTAATATGATCGTTGTATGTCGATCACACCGATAACACTACGTGACCTACTCTCATACGAGGACTACAAGGCGTACTTCAAACGAGCTCCGCGCCCGTTCATGTCGGCCACACCACAGTGGGCCATCGTCGCCATCTCGCATGAAGGCAAGTACGGTAAGGTCTTTCGCGACTCGTTTCCGGAGGCGTTCAAGAAGGGCAAGGAACTCCTTGCGCGGGAAGACATTCGAGACATCTCAATCTTCTGCAAGAATCGGATCGCTCCTGTGCCGGACTTCGCCCCCCACCTCATGTCGCCCGCGGAGGACTGGTGCGGACGTTGCCGGCGCCCGAGTATCTTCAAGCTGTACGGCAAGAGCCACCCTGCCTTGCGGGACGCTCCTGTTATCGTAGAGCATATGAGGCGCTGCTACTTCTGCGGCATCTCACTGGAGTACGTCTCGAGGAAGGTGGTGGCATGATCGGTGGGATAATTCAGTCCATCGCAGACTTCACTCTGGAAAGGTTCGGGTATGTACGCCGGGAACGGACATTCGTTGGACGTGTCCAGCTTCAGGTCGGACAACCTCCCCACTTGGATATCCAACTTCCCAGTGGGCGCAAGCTGTCCGGCTTCCTCGTCCCGCCCCTCGGGGAGCCCATCAATCCGCTGCTTGACGACAGCGGACCTATCACGCCTGGAGGCACTCCTCATGGGTGACACAGTCACCGCAGACGCGGACGATGTGACCGCGCTGCTTCTCGCCCTCGTATCCATCGCGAACGATTCCCAAGACGCGGATATCGTACGCCTGGCCATGGTCGCTCTGTACGAGACCGCCATCGGCCGTGAGTTCATGTCCACCAACCCGATTGAGGTCAAGTAATGAATGTCCGACGCCGCAACAAGCAAGAGCGTAAGGACTTGGGTCCGGCCTGGTCGCAGGACCCTATGGCTAACCCCAAGCTCGAGCAGATCATGGCCCTCGAACGCGACCGCCTGGTCCATGTGTCGCAGGAACGGAAGAAGATCGACTACGTCCTCCGCCTCAAGCGATACGGCTTCAAGATGGGGAAGGCTCACAAGGCGTGAGCAGACCCTATCCCTTCAAGACAGAGCCCTACGCGCATCAGCGAAAGGCTCTCAGTCGCGCGCTGAAGCTCAAACGGTGCGCACTGCTCATGGAACCTCGAACCGGCAAGACCAAGGTGTCTATCGACTACCTGAGCGCCCTGGCGCTCGCCGGCAAGCTCGACCGTGCGGTCATCGTCGCACCGGCTCGTGTGCTCGATGTTTGGGTGCAGGAGTTCCATGTCCACTGTCCGGTGAACTATCACCTGCACATCTGGGACAAGGACGCGCGAAAGTCCGCCCTGCCCAAGGTCAATCCGGCCTATGACCTATCGGTGGTACTCGTCAACTACGAGGCCTTTGCGATCAGTGGGCCGAAGCTTCCTTCCGGACGACGCAGCAAGACCAAAGGGCGATTCGCTCATCGAGCGTCCATCGAGAAGTGGCTCGACGGCAACCCGGCCGCGATGATCCTGGACGAGTCGCACAAGATCAAGTCTCCCTCCGGTCGTGCGGCGTCCATGCTTGTGTCCATGCGTTCGTGGTTCGACTATCGGCTGATCCTCACCGGGACCCCGGTCACGAAGGCCACTCGTGTCTTCGATATCTACATGCAGTGGAAGTTCCTCAACCCGGACCGCTTCGCCAAGTGGCCCACCAGTCAGGACTTCAAGGAACACTTCGGCAAGTGGACCGAACGCAACGGCTACCCGCAACTCATCCGCGTGCAGCACACTGAGCAGCTGAATGCGATGATCCACCGGGACGCCTATCGGGTCAAGCGATCCGAGTGTTTCGACCTCCCGCCTAAGACCGTGAATGAGGTTCGCTTCTCCCTGTCACATGAGACTGGGTCTGTCTACGATGAGCTCGCTGAGCAGATGATCGCTGAGATTGAGCACATGAAGGAGACCCACACCGTCGAAGCGTCGATACCTCTCGTGCTCACCCTCCGACTCATGCAGGTGACGGGCGGCTTCGCTACCACACCGGACAAGGAGGTTATCCCGGTTGGCAACGACAAGCTCAAGCTGCTCGAGGGTTATATAGACGAGGCCATCGAGAACGACGAGAAGGTGGTCGTATGCGCGAGGTTTCGCGCTGAGCTCGACGCCATCGCCGCGATGGTTCGGTCCAAAGGCGTGCCGTGTTACGAGATTCGCGGCAAGCAGAAGCGGGAGGAGACCACTACTAATATCAAGAACTTCAAGGAGTACAACGGCTGTGCTGTCGCAGCGATGAATCCCCAGGCGGGTGGTGTGGGAATCGACCTGTCCACCGCCAGCCACATGATCTGGTACTCGCTCACTAACTCGTGGGTCGATTACTCGCAGGCGTGCGACCGAATCGCGCTGAGCAAGAAGGCGACGACGTACACCTATCTCCTCGCTAAGGGAACCGTTGATACACTCCTGTATAGGACTCTCCACAACGACGGCAACGTCGCTGAGGAAGTACTGAAGAATCCGCACGCTCTACTGAGAGGTAAGTCATGAGAAAGTTCCTGCTCGTCCTTCCCGCTGCTGCACTGCTCGCTCTGCCGGCATGCTCCGCGAACCCGCCCGAGCCCAAGCCCGCTGCGAACGTCGTCTCTCCGATCACCGCTCCCGCGACTGTCCAGCTGGACACCTCGCCCATCAGCGATGACGAAGCTGAGGAGACGATCATCCAGGGCTACATCAAGTCCGCTCGCCAGTTCCTCGATCAGGGAGTCATCACCCGCGACCAGGTGACCGTCGAGACCATTCAGTCCGAGCTTCCGTATCTCAATGAGGAGCAGGCTGAGCGTGTCAAGGCGGCGATCCTCGCATGAGCATTATCATCGAGGGCCCTGACGGCGCGGGCAAGTCCACGCTCATCAAGAGTCTGCTTGAGGACCTTCCGCAGGTGAAGCTGGCTCCGCGTTTCTGCACATCGGCGGGCGGTCCAGTAGAGGACCTCTGGGCCGAGGTGATGACGGGCGCTCTCGATCTCATCATGCCGGGGCTGATCTACGACCGGCACCCGATGTGGTCGGAGTACATCTACTCGCATGAGCTCGGGCGTGACATTGCCCCGGGCTTTCTCACACCGGACGCTCAGCGGCTCGCTGAGGCGATGACAGCGGCAACGACGGTGATTGTGTGTCTGCCCTCCCTCGAGCGCGTACGGACGAATCTAGAGACCGAAGAGCAGATGCCCGGCGTCGCCGAACACATCGACCGCATCTACGAGGCCTACATGGTCCGCGTGGTGCAATACACCGGACGGGTCTACGTGTACGACTACACGGATGCTCCGTCCTACTTCTCCCTACTCTCAGAATTGAGGAAAACCCTGTGACTGCAACTTCTGTCCCGTGGACTCATACCAGCGACGACTTCGATGAGTTCTGGGAAGAGGACCCGAACGTCTCGTCCGTACCCGACATTCTGTCCACGATGTTTGCTCAGCAGCAGCAGCACATGCGGGCGTACGACGAGCAACAGCACACCACACCGACCGTTCCCGAGCACATGCACGGAGATCTTCATCATCCGCTCGTACAGGCGAAGATCAGGGAACACGCGGGATACACGGTCGAGGAGCTGTACGAGGCCATCGGGCACCTGAAGAACAAGCCCTGGAAGCAGACCTTCAAGGACGTGCCGAAGGAGGAGTTCCTCGAGGAGCTGGCCGACGCGTGGCACTTCTTCATCGAGCTGCACATCATCGCCGGCGTGACTCCCGAGGAAGTGTTCCGGCAGTACTTCCGAAAGACGCTCATCAACGAGCAACGACGAGAGACCGGGTACTGACCGTGGGAATGCTGTATGAGTATGACCCGGACAATGATGAAAGAATGGGTCACACCGGGTCTCACACCTTCGAGGCACGATACGGGGGCAAGTGCGTGGAGTGCGAGAAAGGTATCCATGTAGGAGACCTCGTGCACTACACTGGACATGAACGTCTTGTCCACGTCCAGTGCCCGATGTTCGAAGTACCCGCCACCGCATACGGGGACTTGTGCCCCGATTGCTTCACTCATCACCGAGGAGAGTGTCTGTAGTGAGAAAGTTCAGTGCCCCGACCATGCACGAGGCGCACGACAAGTTGGCCGAGCGATTGCTTTACTCGACCGCTGACCATCTCGACTTCACCACGGGCATGGACGGGGTACTGGAGCATGTCTATCTCGAGGCTGACTCCATGACGTTCGACTACGACTTGAAGCGGGTCTGGGTTCCTCCCTCACGGTGGACGATGATGATTCGCCAGTACCTTGACCCGGGGGAGGTCACCCGATGGCTGGACCAGATCGACACACGTCTAGTGAAAGGGAAGAAGCCGGGTCGACCGATCTTCCGTATGGAGTCGTACGAAGAGGAGCCGGAGAACGATCCGGTGCTGAGGACCCAGCGGGTGGCGTCTCGAACGGGCGGCAAGTCAACGGTCCGCAATCTGGGGTCTTGCATGTTGACTCTGTCCATATCTCTGACCCCGAGGCCTACCATTACCCTGCACTCTCGTGCGTGCTATGTGGGCTACTTGAGCCCGCTGGATATGGGCGTCGCCTATCACCTGGGACGCCTTGCCGCCGATGTGGTGGGCATACCTCTCGAGTCATTCCGGTTCGTGTGGTTCATCGAGACCGCGCAGTTCCACCAGTTCAGGACTATCGCCTTCGCGCTCGGCGATCCTGAGCAGCGAGAACGGTTCCTGAGTTTCCCTGAGACGCCCGAGCGCGTGTGTCATGCGCGATCACTCAAGCACTTCAACCGCTGGCGTCAGCAGGACGCTGAGGGAGTGCTGTACCGAGACATGCAGAAGTTCGTGAGCTACCAGCGACTTCGCAAGCGATACCACTCGGAGGTGCTCGGATACGATTATGCTAAGGAGTTCGCGACCGACGACAACAAGGCCTTCCGCCCGTTGCCTTCGACCCCGATCTCTTCCCTCACATTCAAGAAGATTGGACTGGAATGATTCGCTTCACGAAGAACGACTTCCCTTCTCTTCACAAGACCATGGCGCGTGAGCTCCTCCTGACCACACCGGTGGACCGAGGCTCATGGCAGTCGGGTGCCGCTCCCTCACCGGTGTACGAACTCGAGGACGCAATTCTCCAATTCGACGTTCCCGCCATCGAGACTCCCTGGGCTGAGTCGATCTATCAGATCGGTTCCCGCGCCATCCATCCTCTGACCGAGCGGGATGAGAACGTCCGGAATTACCGATGGGCTGAGGCCCACTTCCAGGAGCGCGTGTCCGGGCAGCCGCTGAATCCGGCGCCGTCGTACATCGACTGGCCGTGGCACTCGGAGAAGTACCGTGAGCAGTACAAGGGAATCGGCTGGAAGAATCGACACAATCGGCAGACTCCCTTCGACCACACCTACCCCGAACGTATGTGGCCGAAGCTCGCCGGCGGGAGCGCTGAGTTCCCTCAGCCCATGAGTGGTATCCGCTTCGACTACGGCGACCTCCAGGACGTGATCGACCTGCTCAAGCGAGACCCGTTCACTCGTCAGGCATACCTGCCTATCTGGTTCCCTGAGGACACGGGTTCCGTTGACGGACAACGGGTCCCATGCACGCTCGGCTATCACTTCATCCGGTACGGCGCCCAGCTGAACCTGAAGTACTTCATCCGTTCGTGCGACCTCACGCGACACCTGCCGAACGACGTCTACATGGCTGGCCGATTGCTTCAGCATGTCGTGCTCCACCTCGAGGGCTGTCGATCCAGCGACATGGGCTTGCCCGTCGCCGGTGACCTCACCATGTTCATCTCCAACCTCCACATGTTCACCGCGGACGCGTGGCGATATGAAGGGACCAACCAGTGAAGACCTACTACCTTGCTCGGTGCTTGGACTGCACTCCCACTCGACCTCTGCCGTTCGAAGATGAGAGCAAGCGCGATGAGTGGGCCAAGGCTCACGCGAAGTCGACCAAGCACCGTGTCGCACTCGGGGAGGACCAGCGATGAGCACTTACTTTCTCGCTCTCCGAGGAACGGCCGAAGCACAGGGCTCCGCCAATAACATGCTCTACAAGGGCTACCTCGAGGCTACCGTCCCGATGACGTACGTGGACATTCCTTACCCGGCGTCCATCACTATCGCCAACGAGGGCCAGGACCTCTTCGGTACCTCGCTCGCTATGTCCATCGGCACCGGGGTCAAGTCCCTCAAGGATCACATCGAGTCGATTCGCAGCAACGACCCGACAGCTCGAATCATCACCGCGGGATACTCGCTCGGGTGTCTCGTGCTCCTCACAGCCGTTCGTGATGATGAGTACCTCAAGAAGAACATCGACCGCATGATTCTTCTCGCCAATCCGGGCACCAAGTACCTGCTGAACACCGGAGGCGGGCGTCGAGTCAGCATGCCGTTCATCTACGACGGTATCGTCTCGGGAATGATCTCCGACGAGGTCATACTCGAGGCAGGCAAGGACATGCTCGACGCGCACACCATCAACTGGTCCTGGGACCCCATCGCCTATCTCCATCCCAAGTCGCCACTGCGTTCCATCGCTCCCTGGCTGTGGGCCCTCGACTTCGATGATCCGGGCCAATGGATCGACTACGTCCGCGACGAGATCGACCGCAAGCTCGCTTGGTCGTGGACACGATTCTGGGACCCGGGCTACCGAGACGCGGTGTTCGCTGCCCCGGACGACTTGCTGCGCTACACCCGAGGAGGTCACCACACGACCGCATACACCGACCAAGGCAACTTCAGCTTTGTAGGTAAACCAGTCAGCGGTGTGTGGCTCGTCGGTCGCCTGGCTTCATCGGAGGCGTGGATCAATGACTGAGCGAATCGGGAGAGAACAGTGGCTGATCGACCTCGCAACCGTCATCTCTCAGCGGAGCACATGCTCACGGCTGCACGTCGGAGCCATCGCGGTGCGCTCGGGCCAGTTGCTCGCGGCGGGGTACAACGGAGCTCCCGCTGGAATGCCCCACTGTGTCCACACGGACGAGCAGCCATGCACTCGTGCGGTTCATGCCGAAGTGAACTGCATAGCGTCAGCGGCGCGATACGGCGTCTCCTTGGCCGGGGCTGAGGTTTACGTCACTCACTCGCCCTGTGTGTCCTGCGCGGGGTTGCTTATCAATGCAGGAATCTCGAAGGTGACTTTCTACATTCCCTTCCGAGACGAGGCCGGGATCAACCTGCTCGAGGAGGCTGGTGTTAACGTCGCTGTTGTGCAACCGTCTCTTATGTTCTCATTCCCACAGCGGGTGGTGAAAGGACTCGAATGAACCTGCTAATCGTTTCCAAGTACAGACTCCGCGGGAGGGGTGAGGAGCACATCGAGGGGTTGCTCCATGGCTCTCCCGTCATCGCTCGCTTCGTCGGGATCGACCCACACCGTCGAGTGGCTGACGGAGCCGACTTCACCAAGTCGATTCTTCGTGAACTGCGCGGCGACTTCGAGGAACTGCTAGAGACGAGCGAACGACCCGACGCGATTCTGGCGCTTGGAAACGAGGCCCTCTTCGTGACGACCGGCCACTCGGGAATCATGAAGTGGCGGGGCAAGGAACTCGAGGCGAAGGGTATTCCGCTCATCGCTTCCCTTGCCCCGGCAGCGGTCGAACGTAACCCGTCGCAGGGTGCACTACTGCGCGCTGACGTTGCGGCGATCATTCGCACGATGACCGGCGAGAAGCCCGCTGACGGTGTGCTGCCTGAGCGTGTACGTGTAGCAGCGTCAAAGAGCACCCTCAGCGCCCTACTGAGCGACTTACGCGGCGCCAACGCAGTCGCATTCGATCTCGAGACTTCCGGGTTCGATGAGCGAGCTGAGGGCGCTTTCATCGTGTCCCTTGCCCTGACGATCTCGCGCGGGGGAGGACCCGACCTCTGCTGGGCTGTACCGCTGTGCCACCGCGCCTCGGTGTGGTCGCAGAAGTGGGAGCGCGTCCTGCAGATCATCGCCCGCGATATGCGCAAGGTTCCTACACGGATCGCTCATAACGCGAAGTTCGACTGCCGGTGGATGGTGCAGTTCGACGCCGCGGTGCCGGTCAACTTCGACACCATGCTTGCCGCTCACTTGCTCGATGAGAACCGCGCCAAAGGCCTCAAGCCGTTGGCTCGTGTGTTGCTCGACGCGCCCGAGTGGGATATCCAGATCAAGGGCGGTCGAACGTCTCAGCCGTGGTACCACCAGCATCCGCTGAAGTCGATCCTCAAGTACAACGCGTACGACACCTGGCACACCATGCGCCTGTACCATCTCTTTCACCAGCAGCTCACTGAGGACCCGCTGGCTCTGCGTCTCATGCAGAAGCTCGTCATGCCGGCGAGTCAGTCTCTCGTCCACATCGAGCGACGCGGCGTCTACGTCGACCGCGAGAAGCTCGAAGAGTCTACGACGCTCGTGGCGGCCGAGCTTGATCGAATCCACACCGCACTAAGCGAGTACGTGCCTGACGAGATTCCCGACGGTATGGCCGTGAACTGGAACCCGTCAAAGTTCTTGCGATGGTTGCTGTTCGAGCATCTGGGTCTTCCTGTCCTCGAGTCCGGCAAGACCGGGCCGTCGACTAAGGAAGAGGTGATGATGCACCTCGCTGAGAAGTACGACATTGCTAAGCTGCTCCTCGAGCGGGTCAAGTGGCAGAAGTTCAACTCGGGCTTCATCGTTCCGTATCAGGAACTACTCACGCCCGAGTCCCGACTACACACCACGTTCAAGCTCGCCGGCACGGTGACTGGTCGACTCTCCTCGGGTAAGGCAGATGCTGACAAGGTAACGGGCGCAAAGAAAGTCCGCGGCGTGAACATGCAGCAGGTTCCGCGTGACCCGATCATCCGAGGCGTGTTTGGCGCTGCACCCGGGTGGACGTTCATCGAGGCGGACTACTCACAGGTCGAGCTGCGTATCGCCGCTGAGCTCGCGCAGGAGCCGACCATGCTTGGCTTGTACTCACGCGGCGAGGACATTCACATGGCAATGGCTATGAGGATGACGGGCAAGCCCGCGGCCGAGGTGACGAAAGAAGAACGCAAGAAAGCCAAGGCGGTGAACTTCGGGTTCTTGTATGGCATGGGCTGGCGTAAGTTCATCCAGACTGCATACACTAACTATGGTGTGGAGGTCACCGAACGCGAAGCGCAGGACTTCCGTAAGGCGTTCTTCGAGCAGTTCCCTGTGCTCGTTCGTTGGCACGCGCGACAGCGACGTTTGGTCACGCAGTACAAGCGCGTACAGAGCCCGCTGGGACGCGTTAGGCACCTCCCTGACGTTGACTCACAGGACGAGGGAGTCGTCGCTGAAGCGCAGCGTCAGGCAATCAACTCACCCGTGCAGGCGACTGCCTCGGACCTGTGTCTCCTATCGCTCGTGTTGCTCGACCGTGAGTTCCGCAAGCGAGGCCTCAAGGCTGCACCCATTGGCACGGTCCACGACGCCATCAACTTCGAGTGCCCAGATGACGAGCTCGAGGAAGTCATTCCACTCATCAAGGAGGTAATGGAGAACCCGCCCACACAACAGCTCTTCGGGTATCACTTCAAGGTGCCTATCGTGAGCGACGTTGCGGTCGGACAGCACTGGGGACACAAGACGGAGATCCCGGGTGATATAGTGAACTCCCCGCAAAAACTGCGGGCTTGGTTAAAGGAGCACCACTCATGAGCAGGAGCCACCGCGAGAAGATCGAGGACCTTTACTGGGCATGCAAGGCTTACGCCCAGGACCCTTCGCTTCCTCTTCCCGCCCGAGCATACAGCACTGTAGCCATCTATGATCTGATCGGTCGGGGCTTTACCACTCAGAAGCTGATCGGTTTGTCCGGCGAAGTTCCCGGGCTCTCTCCCCGTCCCTCACACACCGGTGTGGGTGCTATGTGTCAAGTGCTGGAGAAGCTCAAGTGGGTCAACGTCAACAAGACCCGAAAGCCCTACATTTACACTCCGAGTCGATCACGATTCGATGAGGCACCTTCTCCCTTTACCGTCGAACGGCTGGTCATTGAGGTCTCCCGCATTTCTCTGGAGGTGCTCCTCAGTGACTGATCTCGTAATCACCAACTCGCTGATCAAGTCGTTCAAGGGCTGTCAGCAGGCGACGAAGTACAAGCACGTGGACCTGATCGGGCCCAAGCTCAATCGGGCCAAGCCGCTTACCCGAGGATCGTGGTTCCACTCGTTACTCGAGGCGAAGTACAAAGGTGAGTCCGTCACTGACGCCCACAAAGCCGAGGTGGTCAAGTTTGGGAAGCTCTTCGATGAGGAGAAGGAAGCCCTCGGCGATCTCCCTCGTGAGATGGCTCAGCTGTTCAAGGCCTATCAGTGGCACTACGGCAAGGACGCCGGGTGGAAGGTTCACGAGGTCGAGATCAAGCTCGAGGCTGAGCTCCCAAATGGAATGCAGGGACAGGGCAAGGCCGACCTCTTGATCGAGGACGAGTACGGCCTCTGGGCAGTCGATCACAAGACCCACAATCGACTGCCCCGCACGGATTACCGACTGCTTGACTTCCAGTCTCCCTACTATATCTGGATGTTTCGTCAGTGCGGCATTCCGGTCGATGGGTTCATCTGGAACTACATCGTGCCCAAGGCACCGCAGCCTCTCAAGTGGGGAGTCCGCGATGGACGGCTGTTGAAGAAGCAACCACACACCGACTACCCGACTGCGTACGCTGACGCGAAAGCTCACGACGCGCTCGAGGACGACGACGTGGCCGCGTTGCTCGCTCGACTCAAGGAAGAGCGATACGATCGTGACAAGGTTCAGCTCTCTCCCGTGTTCCGACGTGACCTGATGGAGAAGAACGACGCCATGGTCCAGCGCGTCATTGACGACATCTCCCACACCGGGGACCGTTACGCGCGATGGCGTGAGGCGCTCGATAAGGACCCTGAGATGCTCGTAGAGCGCACGGTATCGCGCAACTGTGAGTGGTGCTCGTATCGCTCCCTGTGTATCGCTGAGCTCGTTGGTCAGGACGCTGAAGGCGTACGTCGTCGCGAGTTCCAGTCCCATGACCCGTTCGCGTACTACGAAGGTGGCAACACCGTAGACGGCGAACTCCTCTGAGCCATCATCCGGTAATATAGATAAGTGAAAGGAGGTAAGGAATTGGCAGTGACTCGGGCCGCAACCACGAAGGACTACAGCGCCATCGCGAAGGCCAAGATCAAGAAGCCGTCACAGCAGAAGCAGCGGCTGCCGTCGATTCTCGTCTATGCCCGTAACAAGAAGGGTAAGACGCGATTCTGCACCACTGCCCCGGGAGTGTTGATCCTCGATCCCACTACCGAGCACGGTACCGACGAGTTCACCAAGGTGGACCCGGACGTGTGGCCGATTGAACGCTGGGAGGACTTCGATGAGGTCTACAAGTTCCTTCGTTCGGGAGACCACGAGTACCGCTATGTGGCATTCGACGGACTCACGCGATTCAGCAACATGGCCCTCCGCTTCGTCATGGAGCAGGCTGAGGAGCATGACCTGAGTCGTAAGCCGGGCATGGTGCAACAGCGCGACTACGGCAAGGCCGGCGAGCTCATGAAGGGCATGCTGCACAACTTCCAGAACCTACCCATCGGAACGATCTACACCGCGCAGGAGCGCATGATCGAAGCCGGCGGGTACGGTGAAGAGGACGAGGACGTGGAAGAGGCTGCCGCCCAATACGTTCCGGACCTCCCGAAGGGAGTGCGCTCGACCGTCAACGCGCTGGTGGACGTGATCGGGCGAATCTACACCGTCAAGGATGACAGCGGGGATAAGCCGGTGATTCGTCGCCGCCTGTGGCTCGAACCGTCGGCCATCTACGACACGGGTTACCGGTCGGAATACGTTCTGCCGCAATACCTTTCCAACCCATCAGTACCCCGCTTGATCCGGGCCATCCGGACAGGCAATCCCAACCCACCCAAGAAAGAAGGCAAGTAAATGGCTGAGAAGTCTCAGGGAGTCACCGTGTCCAAGGCGAAGCCGCTCGTCGCCAAGATCGACTTCAGCAACGTCACCGAGGGCTCGGGCATTCGCCCGAAGCAGCTCCCCGCCGGCGAGTACGCCGCGACCATCAAGGACGTGAAGGCCGGCAACAGCAAGAAGACGGGTACCCCGCAGTGGTGCTTCATCATCGTGCCGAAGTCGCACCCGGGCGCGTCGTATCCGTACTACTGCCAGCTGACCGCTGAGCAGGCGTGGAAGATTCGTCAGGTCCTCGTAGCTGTGGGTGTCTCGGCTCCCAAGTCGGTCAAGACCATCGACGCGTCCAAGCTCATCGGCAAGGACCTCGGAATCATCCTCGAAGACGACGAGTACGAGGGCAAGCTCAAGTCGGTCATCGACTCGCTGATCCCGCTCGCCGAGGTGGACGAGGGTGACGCTCCCGCAGCCGACGACGAGGACGACAGCGACGACGAGCCCGCTGCACCGTCGGACGACGACGAGGATGGGGACGACGAGCTGGACCTCGACGACCTCTGATCCACACCAACCTGAGGCGGGGTCTCGTGCGAAGGGAAGCGCATGGGCCCCGCCTCTTCCCATAGGAGGATAAGATGGACGAGGACGAAGCAGACCTGGTCAGTCAGTACGACAGGGAGGACCACACATGAGCCAACCGGAGGCGCGACTCGGTCGACAGATTCGCAAGGCGCTCGAGGAGCGCGGTGCGTTCATGTTCAAGATTCACGGCGGCCCAACGATGATGGCCGGCCTTCCCGATCTCATCGGTGTGTGGCACGGTCGCTTCATCGCGGTGGAGGTGAAGATGCCGGGCAACGGACCCTCCAAGATTCAGGAGCGCGTGATGGATCGAATCCGCGAAGCGGGCGGGCGCGTAGTCGTCGCTCATTCGGTCCCTGAGGCCCTCGAGGTGCTTCGGCCGCGTCGTGACTAGCGACTACTGAGAAGGGGCCCCAGCTTGTCGCTGAGGCCCTCTCTTGGTGGTTGTGTCAGATGATAACGCGCACGACTTGCGCGATCATGTACAGGACGAAGAACGCGATGAACGACCAGGCCGCGAGCACGGCCCAGTCCTCGCCCTTCATTCGGCAGCCTCGAGCGCGAGAATGCGGCCGTTGGCGAGCAAGCGGTCATCGCCCATCTGCCCGAGCGTCATGCCTGCCTTGCGCATGAGCGCGTCGAGGCGCTGTGCGCGTTCGCGGCGGAGTGCGACGAACTGCTCACGGGCGGACGGGTTGGCGAGGTCCTCGAGCGACATGCCCGGGTCATCGCTGCCCTGCCAGTCGTCGGCGGCCTTCGAGAACATGTTCTTGAGTTCCCAGTACTCGTCCTTGATGCGCTCGACCTGATCGAGCGTCAAGTCATACTGCTTGCCCGCCTCGGGTGCGGGGACGAGGTCGGTACGCGACCGGAGGTAGGAACGAAGCTGCTTCGGGGTGATCCCGACGAGGTTTGCAGCGGAACGAGTGTTCATCGTGTGGTGCCTTTCGTTGTGACCCGGGTGGGTCGTTGGGTGGTGACAAGAGAAACACTATCACATCTTCGCGGGTTCGCAACAACAACGCGCCGATTAGATCAAAGACGCAGGTCATAGACGGGTGGAGAGGCAATGTGGTACGGTATTCACGTCATCTTCCGACGACCGCAACCCGCGAACGTCGATCAACCCACACGAAAGGTGCAGAACATGGCTACCAAGGACGAAGTCACCAAGGGCATTGCCTGGCTCGCGGAGCAGGTCGAGGCCAAGCTCGGTCAGACGGTCGAGCAGACCAAGCTGCGCGTCATCCTCCGGAAGCTCGTCGCCGACGGCGAGATCGAGCGTGGCGATGGCCGCTGGTCGTTCACCGGCCTGAAGGACCCCGCGGTCGTCGCGGTGTTCAAGGCCATCAAGGAGGGCGCCACCGCCGACAAGCCGAAGCCCAAGACCGAGGGTGCCAAGCCGGCTTCCGCGAAGCGTGCCAGCCGCTCGCGCAAGAAGGCCGCTCCCGAGCCGGAGGTCGAGGACGACGAGGACGTGCTCGAAGACGACGAGCTCGATCTCGACTGATTCGCCGCTTCGTCGGCTCCCTCCCCGAAGGGCCCTGTATCTCCCCCCGCTACCGGGATACAGGGCCCTTCCGGCAGAGTCCCTAGCGCGACCGCTAAAGAGCCCCCAGCTTCGCGCTGAGGGCCCCTATCACAGCTGACTGACGTTGTACCCGCCTGTGATCGTGTACGTACCGTTCTCGTTAAGCTTCGGCTCCTTGCGAGCGGCGTCCCACTTCGGGAAGTCGACGGCGTGCTGTGCGGCCTCGTCCTCGGTGAACGAGTATCGACCCGTAGCCGCGTCCTTGCCTGCGTCGATGGCGCGCAGGTACAGACGGAGCGTCTTCGCATCAGTGTTGAGCATATCGGCGAGGTTCTTGGTGTTCATTGTGTTCTCCTTCGTGTGGATGGTGTACTCATACCTTACCAAACCCATAGGAGAAACCCAAGGTTTCATCGTGTGACTCAGATCACATAGCCAAACCTTGCGGGTCGTGGGTGGGGTCTGTTAGGTTTGAAGCACACCACCGAAACGAACCCGAAAGGTACACACCATGTCGAACTGCACCGAAACCTTCACCCTCGCCAACGGGGAGACCGTCGCTTGCAACCGCAAGGCCGCCCCCAAGAACCAGGTCTCCGGCCACGAAGCTGTCTGCCTGAAGTGCTTTGAAGCTTGGATGATGGAGAACGACCACAACGACAACGGCCACGACGAAGCTGTCGCTGACTGCCCCGAATGCGGCACGTACGACCCGCGCACCAAGCAGGGCCACACCAAGACCAAGGGCACCAAGCAGGTCCACCGCTCTCACGCTGACTGCGATCACCCGAAGACCCCCGCCGCTCGCGCCAAGTGCCGCAAGGCCCGCGCGGCGGGGGCCGCCCCGGCTCCTGAGGTCAACGCTGACGCTCCCGAAGACGACCACTTCGGTGATACCCCGTTTGACGAATCCGACTACGACAGCGAGGCGCTGAGCGCCTTCAAGGCACTGACCGACAAGCAGCGCGAGCAGGCTCGCGAAGCACTGCGCGATAACGGGATCGAGGGTGGCACTGCCGACTCCGACGCCCGTGTGGTCACGCTCACTCTCGCGCTGGTCGACCGCGCACGTGCCAAGAAGACCACCGTCGCGAAGCTGTCGAAGGGTGACCTCAAGAACGTCATTGCCATTGAGGCTCTGTGACTCAGATCACGACCCGCGAACTCTTGACAGGGCTCGCGGGTCTGTGGTAAGATCTTCGCATGATGAACACCACGCACCGCCGCATGTACCCCCACCTCTTCCTCGAGCTCGCTACCGTCAACTCCAAGGAACACAGCCTCCAGGTTCGGGCTGCCCGCGCGGGCTGCACCACGCTCGCTGAGTACCACGCCTTCCGCCGCGCGAACTCCTGATAGGATCACTGACATGGCTTCCCACTCGACCTGCACCCACCCGTCCACACCCGCAGCCCGTGCGCAGTGCCGCAAGCAGCGCGCCGCCGGCATTGCTCCCGCCCCGTTGCTCGTCACCACTCCCAAGCTCGACCTCACGCCCGGGCTGCACATGACCGAGGCACAGGCCCGCAAGGTCGCCAACGACCTGCTCGCCGCTCACGGCCTGCACTCCTGGACCGTGCGATTCGACAACGCGAAGCGTCGCGCGGGGCAGTGCCGTTACAGGGACCGCGTACTGTCGCTGAGCCGCCCGCTGATGGCCGTTCGCACGTACGACGAGACACACAACACAATCACTCACGAACTCGCTCACGCGTTGACACCAGGGCACAAGCACGACGCGGTGTGGGCGGCCAAGCACCGTGAGCTCGGAGGCGACGGCAAGCGCTGCTTCGACACCGACGAGCGCGTCGCTGCGATAGCCCCGTGGATCGGAACCTGCGAACACGGCAAGCAGTTCCCGAAGTACCGTCAGCCGAAGCGGCTCGAGGGATGGCGCTGCAAGTGCCCCGAAGGCAAGTCGACCGTCACTTGGGCCCGCAACTCTTGACAGTTCTCGGGTGGTGTGGTAGGGTCTTCTTGTTCGACCAACACACCACCCGAAAGGACCGAACAATGACCGTCTACACCATCTCCGACCACACCGCCGATGAGTACCGCGCGATGGCGCAGCGCAACCGCGAACAGTCCGCCGAAAGCTTCGACCGCTGCGACACTGACGGCTTCCTCTCGCAGTGGGCCCACGATTCGATGGCCCACACGTACCTCACGCTTGCACGATGGGCCGAGGAAGGTGGGGACGTTCAGGAGATCGCCTGGCCGATGATCCTCGACGACGAAGGCAACTGGCGCTGGGTCGATGAGTTCCGCTACGTGTCCGGGCAGTACGGCGAAAGCGTCCGCATCTGGCACGACCACAAGGTCCACTGGTGGAACCCGTCCCGTGCCCGTAAGGCCGCGACCGCACGCCGCAACGACGAGAAGAAGGGCTTCCGCTGGGCGCTCGTGAAGGCGACCGTTGAGGCGTACACCTACTCCGCCGGCATGCACGTTGGACTGGCCCTCCGCCCCGTCACCGACGACTCGAGCTCGATCCTCGAAACCGTGAACGAAGCCAACTACCACGATCACTGACGCAGCTACTCCAAAAAGGGCCCCAGGTTCAATCCTGAGGCCCTTTCTGGCGTTCGCGTGCATGTTGACTCATCAGCGCTATACGTAGGAACGCAGCCGATACCAGGCCTGCCCACGTGCGCCTGCTGCGCCGCGTGTCCTACTACCGAAGATGCCGCCGTTACCCCCGGCACCCGCGGCACCTGGCGCAGTCGGTGACCCGGCGTTACCCGTGCCGCCCACACCACCGACGTAGTTGAGTCCCTCGAAGGTGATGTTTCCGGGACTCGCGCCGTTCTGTCCTGAGGTTGTCCCTGAGCCCCCGGGTGCTGATAGCCCTGAGCCGATACCTGACATGGTCGTAGCGCCACCCGGGTTAGGTGCCGCGTGATCCGAGTTCGCAGCTTGAGCGCCACCAGCCCCAATCGAGAACGACAGAGTGGGCGTGCCATTGAAGTCCACACCACGCTCATATCGCTTGGTGACCCAAGACCCCGCGTTGCCTCCGCTGCCAGCTGCAGTGTTCGACCCGTTGCCCGTTTGACCCGAAGCTCCGCCCCCGATCAGGACCACGTCCACGTATCGAACCCACAGCGGGACACCGAGGGAGTCAGCGGCTACGAACCAACCCACTTCCCAGTCACGTTTCCAGTGCAGAACGTCACCCACGTAGATACCCCATGGCATTGAGTCCCCGAGGTATATCTCACCCAGCGGGGTGTCTCCTACGTAGATCATTCGTTACCCCGTTCGGATGGTGATCTGTGTGGACGGTGCCCCGCTTGGTGCAGTCGACTGAGAGACGATCGACCACCCACGCATGACCGTTGACGGCAGCCGAGCAATGTCCAACGTTCCGGCGTTGATATCGGAGGCATTGTGCTGGTGGCTCGTCGGAGTGCGAGCGTTCGACAGGCGAACGTCATCTCCGCGGACAGCTTGGTTCGTGCCCGTGCCGAAGTCGACGGCGAGCGTACGGTCGGCCTCCAAAGTGCCGCCACCAGTGAGACCTGCGCCAGCGATGATCTGCCTGAGCTTGTCAGCCTTCTCAGCAATCTGAGCGGTGACCGTCGCGGCGAAGTTCGGATCATTGCCCAGGGCTTCAGCCAACTCGTTCAGCGTATCGAGCGCTCCCGGTGACCCGTCGATGACCTGATCCAGCACTGCCGAGATGGCAGCGTTGAGTTCAGCCTCAGACACCTCACCAGGGGGACCCACCTCCCCCTGCGGTCCTCGAGGAAGCACCAGGTTCAGGACCTGCTCGGGCGCTGACCCGGTCACGTTCGCAGCGGCGTCTCCCTCACTGACTGTACCGATGGACAGCGAGTTCGCTGGGCCGGGAGGACCAGGCACTACTGAGTCATCACCGGTGTCTCCCTTGTCACCCTTCGGCAGTACGAGATTGAGCACCTGTTCTGGGCTCTCACCGACGATCTCAGCGCTTGGTGTGGGGCCGCTGGTGACACTGCCGACAGTGAGCACGTTAGGAGGCCCAGGGACCTCTGAGGCGTCTCCTTGAGGACCCCCAGGCCCGGGTGACGTAAACACCGTGCCGCTGGTCGGCTGAACGACCTTCGTTGCCGGCGCCGCGGGATCAGCGACGATGACCGATCCACTCACGATAGCCATATCAATCCTGCCTTTCTACCTTGCCGCGGAACCAGCAGTACGTGTGCTCCTTGCTGAGCATGAGCCGGTACTTGGTGTTCTTCGGAAGAGTCGCCACACCGGTCGAGGTCTTCGGGATCACAAAGGCAGCCAGCCCACCTGTGACAGTCTGGCCGTCCTTCGTGGTGATCGACCCATTGAGCGTGACCGAAGCGTCGAACGGTCCAACGTCCTCGAGGTCGGGGAAGAGAATCTGAGCGGTGGTACCCTCCGGCCACACCACACCACGCTCCCCGAACGTGGCGACGTAGTCAGCTCCCTCGGAGAGGATGAGGTTATCCTCGTTGGGATCGAATCCGGACATTAGGCTTCCTCCTAGTTAGTCACCGAGATGGCGTACCACGGAATGTAGTTGTTGTTCCGGGACAGGGAGGACAGAGCATAGGAAGCAGCGATTCCCGTCTGTCCTGACAGCTCGTAGCACGATGCGCGCAACAACACGGACGACGGTCGAGATACGCCGCCCTGACGAACCGCGGCCACAGTACGCGTGGACCCGCCGAGAGAGGGCTGTCGCTGCATGTGTGCAACGAAGAGAACCTGTGCGGGTTGCACGGTTGCACTCAGGCCCATGCTGATCTCGATCTCGGCTCGATCTGAGCCAATGCTCCCCTTGAGGTTACTGCTCTGCCAAAGCTTCTCGAGATTGCCGTTCATCGGGTTGTACCCGAACAGGGCAAGATAGTACTCGTCAATCGAGTAGAGTAACGAGTCTGCACCAGTGATAAACCGGAGCTTGTCCAACTGTCCCGTGCGATCAGCCACAATGGGAGTGAAGTAGATAGTACCCGTTGAGTTACCGAAAGAGTTATTAGCTACAGGCTTATAGCTGGGAAGTCCCGCACTCAGGGACTCAGAGGAGGATGTTCCCGAGACGCTACCCGTTGTTGAATTAGCCGAGTAGCTTCCCGAACCATGGCTGTGAGAGCCCCCGTAGTACGCTGGGATGAGCAACGCTCGGGGTACGGTGGCCATGTCAGTCAGGTTCGACACCCAGGCCGGTGTGGGAGCTGCCGACTGCAGCAGGTTCTCCAGCTGCTGAATCGCCGCGGCGTTATCAGCAGACTGAGTAGACAGCCCTCCCAAGAGCTGCCAGATATTCGTGAGGAAGGAGTCCCCCGGATTCGGGTTGCTAGTTCCCGAGAGAGCCGAGGAGATGCCATCGAAGAACCCGCGAATCATGGACCCAGCGTCATTCTCATCTGAGTCGGGAATGCCGGTGACAATCTCCCAGAAGTCAGAAAGGGCCCCGCCGATGACCGGAATCTCAGCGAGCTTATCGCCGATCTTCGGGATTCCCGCCATGGCGGCGGCCCACTTCTGGTACTCGCCCGCTTCCCACTCTTCCTGAGTCCGGTGCTGAACGGTAGACCAAGAACCGTAGTTGGTGATCGACCCGTCAGGGGTCAAGTGGTTGGGCGTAGTCATCAGTACATCTTCTTCCGTAGCTCCGCGATGATCGCTCGAATCTGATTAATGGTGGGGCCCTCGCCACACTGGACCTGGTCGAGGAGCCTGATGAGTTCCTGTAGGAGGGGCTTCAATTCACGGAGCTCCGAGCGGAGCTCTTCGTAATCGTCTGCCACACCAGCAGCTATCCGCGTGAATCGCTCTGCCGCGTCAGCCTTGTTCACCGGGGAGTTCTTGTTTATCCGCCCTTGAATGATCGGCGATAGCACAGTCCCGAGAAGGGCCAGGATCGCCACCCACATGGGCATGGACGCGGCAGTGAACATTCTACTACAGCCTCTCTATTGCTCGGACACGCCTTAGGTCTCGGATGACCAGCACGACCGCGCAGATCATCAGAGACGTAGTAATAAAGGCTGCGAATATGCCCTTCTGCAACCAAGCGGATGAGAACGCCGCGATGATGTAGGTGAGATACACCATACACACCGCGAAGTCACCCCCGGCTTGAAGGTACCACCCCCAGTAGATACGTCCACCGCCGCCGGGTTTACGGCTGTGCAGTACACGATTCTTACCCGCGTACACCATTCGATCACCGAGGGTCACAATGAGTGGGCCAACGATAGTCAGTGAGACCCACACAGCGTGCATCGTGTCGCCGAGTTCTCGCTTCACCGTCGTGGGTGCTCCATACGCGACCACGTAGATACCCGACACGAGCATGCCGAGATAGACAATCGCCTGGAACACCCGGACGTTGTCGGAGTCAACGACTCGGTAGAACCGATCTCGCCACTCCCTTAGCCAGTCAAGCATATTGCTCCTTGGGTGGTGACAGACTGGGCCCGAAGGCCCAGCCTGCCGGGGTTACGCTCGGTGCTTTCCGACGTACTGCTCGATCTCTTTGATCTGACGCTGAGTCACCCCGTTGGGAGTGAGCTTGACGCCGATCACGCCGAGCGCCTGAATCGCGCCGGCAACACCGATGAGTACCTCCGTGGGAACATCGACGCCGAGGCCGATCAGTACCCACACAATGTTCACGCCGAGAGTCACGAGAGTGACCACCGTGTTGGCGACCGTGCGGTACCAGGGCTGCTCCTGCAGCTTCTGCTGCAGTACGTCAGCGACTTCCTGCTGCTCGATCACTTCGCCTCCAGCTTCTGCTCGAGTCGAGCGACGCGAGCGATCAGAATCTGCACGAGCCCCACCAGCGTGTGGGTTCGGCCGTCATCGACCATCGAGTCGAGGTCTTCCGGCTTTGCGGAGTACCCGTCCCAGACCACTTCGTTCACGATGGCGGCCCACATATCGTTGGCAGCCGGGCCGTCCGGGTCGGTCTTGGGATTGAACGACTTGGGGAGGAACTTGATGGAATCTTCATTCACGGACTTCCGGACATTGCCGAAGCGACCGGAGAGCTGGCCCGCTCCGTCCTCTACTGCACCCACGGTGCCTCCTTTCTTGAGCCCCAGCAGGGCCTGTATCTCCTCGACCGACAACGAGGAATAGTTGAGGTCGGTTCCCAGCGGCCACGGCTTCGTGACTGCGGAGTCTGTGAATTGATGACCGAACGCCGCATTCTGCAACCAGGCCGGCGGGTTCGGAGTCGCCCACACACCCGGGCGTCCCGAGTACGAAGGCGTGACGAACTTGAAGCCCGGGGGACGGGTCACCCAGAGCCCGCCATTCGCTACCCCGTTGAGATACCCGAACACTCGCCGATCATCGCCGTACCAGCGACGCAGCCGAGCGACTTCGTCGTTCACCTCCGCGGATTGGTCCCCGCGAATCTGGCCGCCTGCGTCCTCCACGTCGACCATCGTTGCAAGCAGCGGATGACCCCAGAGGCCTGCTTCCTCAAGCATCTGCTTGTGAAGGTCACAGTTCGCTTGACCCGGGCGGAAGAAGTAGTACGGGAAGACTCCCTTCAACTTCCCCGAGTCGAGCATCCGCTTGGCTGCTTTCGCGTTCGCGAGCGCGGACGTGTCGCGAGCATTACCCGAGTTCGTACGGAAGCAGAAGAACGGGTGTGGGTAGCTGTCGTCCAGAATCGCGCTGTTGTACTGCGAGACGTCGCTCCAGTAAGTTCCCATGTCACACCCACCCGAATCGTTCGGACACCTGCTTGTACGCGTCGATGGTCGCGGCAGAGTAGCTCGCTACCGTCCCTGAGCTCGACGCTGAGCCCTTCAACTGGCCGTCCACGACACGACGACGCACGAAGTCAACCAAGCGCTCAGAAGCGCCGTCACCGCTCGCTGTGCCGCTGTTCAGCTGGAAGTGCATCTCGTCCTTGCGCGACCAGTCGGCGCCCCAGAAGATAATGCCCTCAAACTCCTTGAGGCCGCGACGAATAGCAGCCACACGGTCCGGGTAGACCTGCTGCATCCGAGAGCCTCCCCACGGGTACTGCGGCGCGTTGATATCGAGCGCAGTGCCGGACAGGTGGTTCGAGTTGCCCACGTCGTTGGTGGCCGACCAGCCCCACGTCGGCGAAACAATCTCGCCGGGCACGTTGCGGTCGTACCACGCGGCCCAGGCGCTCAGCGCCTCAGCGGCGTATCCCTTGCGGACGGGCGCGGTGTCCATGTACAGCAAGCCTGGCACATTGATGAGTACGCACTCATCTCGGTTGACCATTCGCCAATCATTCTCGGAGTACGCGTAACCGTAGATGGTGCGGAAACTCACTCTTTCTTTCCCTTCGTGTTAAGCATCTCGATGGCCTTGAAGAAGTCTCCTTCATCGGCCTGCTTCATCGCTCGGAGAACGGTGAGCATATCGACGGACTGATCCTTGGGCTCGGGGTCCGGCTCATTCACCGGAACCCATCGACCCGGGTTGGTCAGCCAGTGCTTGTCTCCCGCGGCGGGCGGACGCCACTTCACCTTCTGGTTCTTGCGGTGCCACCGGAAGCCTGCATTCCACAAGTGCTCAGACACCAGCTGCATGTACTCCGACGACATGGGCAGCGCCGCCCCGTTCATGTGAGGTAGCGCCACCAATGCCCAAGCGGCGAACTCCTTGGGATTCTTCGGGTCACATTCCGATTGTACCGGAAAGTCTCCTCGTTTCATTCTCTGCACCTTTCCTTTCTCAGAATACTCCGAGGTCCTTGACCGAACTGATCAGTGACTCGATTCGGCCCCAGGCAGCGGTTGCAGGGTCCTCGTCCGCAGTGTTGTCCCCGACCGTGATATCAAACCGAGGACGCTGCCCGCGTTCCTGATGGAGCTTGAGCGCACGGACGCGATCCATGTAGATCTGCTTGCGCGTGTCGCCGGGAACCATCGCTCCCACACGAGAGGACAACCAGTAGTGTCCGACTCCTTGGTCACCCAGCAGCCACGGACCACCGTCGGTGATCTCGATGGTATCCTGCCGGATCGTACGAGTTGCCCACACGCCCGTTCTCATGACCATCATCGCCGAGATGGTGTAGGCCTTGTCTGCGCCTTCCTGGAAGTACTCGAAGAGGCGCGACTTGCCCTGCTTCATCGACCGCATGAGTAGCTTCACACTCATCCAAGCGAGAACAGTGTCCTCGTAGAATGGCTTGAGCAGGGTATCTACCGAGCCGCCGATAGAACCGATCTGCAGCTGATTGCCGATGATATCGCCGAGTGCCTGAATGCCCGCGCTGATTGCCTCGTTGACACCCGGCATGGAGTGCCCGCCCGTGTTGATCTGAATGAACTTCGCGGGCTTGTAGAGGTACTGCATGGACTTGACGCCGGGCATATCCGGCGAGTACACAACGAAGGGCCGCTCCTTGCGCGTGAAGCGCGAGAGCGGGTTAGCCTGCTTGTACTCCTCAGGGATCTCGGCGTCAGCGATAGCGACGTAGTCAGTCTCGATGAAGTCCTCGGTGAAGTCACCGATGGTACGGAAGAGACCATCGAACATCGTTCCGCCGTGTGACGTGCCGACGTACGTTCCCGACTCATCGACGAGGTCAACGATCAGCGCGCCGTGTGTGGGCGTGAAACCGAGCTGAGCGCACCAGTCGGGGACCGGGTCACCCTCCAACCATCGACGCAGTTTCCACGAGTACTCGGCGTCCTCGGTCATGGGCTTCTGCATGTCGTGGAAGTTCTTCCACCGCGAGCACGCAACTCCCCAGATCGACCCGGCAGCCAGGTCCTCTACCAACCCGGTGGGCTTGATGAGCACCATCCAGTTGGACATATCGAACCCGGACGCATACGAGCCCAGGTCCATCGGGTCATCGGGCAAGGACCAGAGGTTGGTCTGCTCACGCAGCACCTGCAGGAACAGCGTGGTCTTCAACACCCACCGCAGCGGCCCGGGCAGGATGAACACGCGCGGGAACTGGAACGCTGCCGGCAAGAACGGATTGGACCATACGTCATAGCCCTTGAGCGTCTCGTAGTCGTCCTCAAACGTCATCGTGACGCGTTGACGCCCGTACTCGTCAGTATCGACTGTGAGCTGACTCAGGCGCCCGCTAATGCGCGCTCCGACGTAGTCACACGTCACATTGATGATCTGCTTATCACCATCAGCGATTCGCTGCTCTTCGTTGAAAGCCCACTGAGCGCAGGGGTCCTCCCACGGGAGCACCAGCTCGTGAGTGCCGGTGTCCCCGTCGAGCGGATTGAAGTCCGTACTGTAGAAGTCAGTGATGACGTGCTTGAGCTTGTAATCACCGTCCCACACACGGATGAGCATGTCCTGCTTGCGAATCTGCTCGTACTCGCGTTCGCGGTCCAGCGTAGCTTGCCAGATCGCTTCACACTCGGCCGCCCAGTCGGTAATCGTCGGTGTGGTCACCACATCTCCAATCCGTAAGGACGCGACCAGAGCATGGGCGCGCGAAGTTCAATCCGCCCTCCACCGTACGGGGCATGATCCACACGAACCGGGAGGAGCGTCTTGCGGGTGTAGGGCGGAATACGGTAGAGGAACGTCATGCCCGGGATAGGCATCTCGCCCATAGCGTTCGTGCCGTTCTTGTTCTCGACCATCACCTTGCCCCGCTCGAGCGTGACGCGGAAGCCAGAGCCTCCGGCCTCAGTCACCTCGGGGAGAGGAATCATGCGGTCCGGGTGAGGACCAGCAATCTGTCGCGCACCGCGCTTGCCGACCCACGAGACGTCCGGAAGCGAGACCTTGAGTCCCTCTGGTCCAGACACCACCCACGAGTGACGCATGGCCCGATCCGTCGGATTCTCGATCTCCACGAACCCGTGAACAACCGCCCCGGGTTCCACGTCGTCGTCAGTCCACTCGAACGCGGTAATGACCGTATCCTGATACCACATCGGCTGACCGGCGCGCAGGTGGAGCTGCGGGTTGACGTACTGATCCATGAACGGGTCACGCGCGAACTCCGTTTCCGGCGTATCGTGCATGAGGAGATCGAGGGACCGGAGAGACCCTGAGAAGGGCCCTCCGATCACCTCGAGGTCCATACGAGTTTGACGATTGGGATTGGGGTCCCATTCGTCTTCCTCGTAGTCGAACATCATCCGCAGCATGGAATCAGCCTCTTCTGCGGTGATCTTGTTGTCGGTGACGTGGAATCCGAAGTCAACGTCTCGGTATTCCCAATCCACACCGCGCTGCGTTCCGCCCTCCTGCTTCACCGTGGAGTCCCACTCCGTCTTTACCGGAGCGTCGATAATGTCACCCTTCACCTGATCCTCAGCGAGATAGACGCCGTGGGTTGCCATGTGCTCGGGGTGAACAACCATCTCTTCTCCGTCGGGAGAGGTGAGTGTTACTTTCCAGTTGCTCACTTCGTGTGACTCCTCGAGTATCGCATCTGATTACGGATGCCGAGCTGCTTGAGCTCGCGCTGTGCTTCGCGCCAGTCCTTGACCACCAGCGACTCGATGATGGTCCGAGCGTCGATGTTTCCGCCTGCACCCTGAGGGAGCTGCTGGAGCGTCTCCCACTGGGATGGAGTGAACACCGCCGCCTGCTCGTATCGACGTAGCTTGTTCTCGACCAGCGAGACTCCCGGAGGAACCACGCCACCTCGGTCGAACTTGCCGATAAGCAGCTTGCGCGCCTCCTCCATCTTGGTCGCATAGCGATCCGGGAAGGCGGAGACCTGAACTCCCTGAGCGACCTCGCCCTTCGGCATGGACGCCCAGTTCGGGAACTTGGTCTTCATCGCATTCAGGAATAGCTTGGTGGACTCGAACGCAGACATACGCTGCGCGAGAGTTCCCCAACCTGCCTGACGCTGCTGATAAAGACCAACCGAGTCGTGATCTGAGCCCACCGCGTCGTGCGGGAACTTCAGCGACTCCGGCACTGCCGAGTTGGCGTACATCTTGATACCCGTCTCAACGAGCTGAGTACCAACTGCGATGATCGCCGCGTCGAGAGGCAACCGCAAGGACTTAGTGGCGGCCACCGTGTCCTTGATGTAGTTGTCTCGACCTCGACCGTTTGTCGGCTTCGAGGGATCGACCGAAGGCTGACCCGTGACCACACCACCCGTTGCGGGCGGGTTCCATCCCTCGTCAATTCCAGCAGTGTTGCCGTTGACGGTGGTGGACTGCTCACGCTTGTTCTTGATATCCAGCGTGGCCTGATCGTAGGCTGCCTTTGCCTTCGTGTTGTCGTCCTCGAACTGACGCTTGAGCTTCGTCTTCTGCGCTTCGTACGCTTCACGAGTGATCTGCTTCTTGCGGTACTTGTCCTCAAGCACAGCCACGTCGTCCTGGTACTTGCGCTTCCGCGTCGTCTGAGCAGCGTCGAAGTCCTGCTTTCGCTTCAGGTCCTCAGCACGCTCAGCCGCTTTCTGCTCCGGCGTCTTAGTCGTGGTCGACTTCGTGCCCGGCGTCTGACCGTAGGTTCCGGTCGTCGTCGTGCTCGTGTTTTCCTCGTCCCCGCGCAGCATATAGCGGTTGGCGATAGCCACCGGATCAATGCTGTCCGAGAACTGCGACGGGATGAAGATATCGAAGAGCGACTCTCCGGTGATCTGTCCCCACTTGCCCACAAGATCACGAGTGGTCTTGACAGCCGAGAACGGCTCCTTCTTCTCCGTGCTCGTCCCGGGCATTCCCGACTGGTCGATATTCTGTGTGGTGATGAGAGGATCGCCGCCTGCGGTGGTCGACCCGCTCCCGCCATCCATTCCAACGACCGTGCCGTCCTGCGGCGTGGTAGGTCCGGCTGCCTTGAGATTGACCCATCCCCAGTTCGTGAACTGCGGGTGATTCCAACCCACGGCAGTCTTTCGACCAATCGCGCCGCCGCCGTTGTTGCCGCCCATCTCGACATTGGTTCCATCGCCGAGCGTGCCGGCGGTGTGCTCCGGCGACCAGCCCATACGGAACGAGCCCGCGGGACCCTTGCCAATTCCGCCGCCGTTCTGACGCAGCCACTGCTCCTGAGACCCAGTAGCGAACTTGCGCGGGAACGCCTGAAGGCCCAGTGCGAATGCAGCGAGCGCAGACATTGCACCCGAGCAGTCACCCCAGTTCGATCCGCCCCACACGTACGGCGCACCGTCGAGTGAGCGACTCGCCTTCTGTCCTCGGACACTCATGCCCTTGGCGAAGTTGAGCAGCTCCTGGTTGGTGACGATACCGCCCTTGGCGAAGTTCGCGGTGGCGTCGCCTATGCCGCCGTTAATAGCGCCCAGCGTCGAGCTGAACGCGCTAGCGAGCCCCGGCGTGAAGTATGTCTCACCGTTGCTCACGTTCGCGATAGGACGCCCGCCAGGGCCTAGTGCGGTAATGCTGTCCGACGTGCCCGACCCGGGACCACTGATTCGCTGTCCGCCCATGGAGGCAAGCAAGCTCCTGTGCTTCCTCGACGCAGACGCGTTGACGACGAAGCCGCCAGGCGCCGCATTGATGAAGCCACCCGAACGCAGCGACTGCAGGGTCTGGCCCCACTCCTTGATCGTGGAGACACCCGGAATGTCCACTCCCATGATCGAGCCGGGGAGCTTAGCAAGCAGGGAGCCCACCGCGTGGATCGGAGCCTTGATGATATCGACCACACCAGAGAACGCACTGCGCATGGCGTCAGCGACCGTGGAGGCAATCGAGCCGATGGTCCGGAAGCCCTTGCCGATGTTCTCGAAGATGGGCTTGACGATGTTCCAGACAACAGAGATTGCCGTCTTGATCCCGTTCCATGCAGGGACCATGGCGTTCTGCCACAACCAGGTGACTGCGTTACCGACTACCTGAATCGCTGCTTGGAATCCGTCCCAGACGGGCTTGATGACACCGTTCCAGATACCCGAGATGATCGAGCCGATGGCGCTGAACGCGGGAGAAACCACGTTCTGCCAAAGCCACATCACAACCTGACCAGCAGCCTTGAGGACTACCTGCCAAACCTTGAAGTAGATCTGTACGCCCGCCCACCACAAGGCGATGACGAACTTGATGGCATTGAAGGCGGGAACGATGATAGTCTGCCAGAGCCACATGACCACTGCGCCAACAGCCTTGAGCACAGCCATGAAGATCTTGAAGACAATCTGAACGTAAGCCCACCACAACGAGATGACAAACTTGATTGCCGTCCAGGCGGGCATCATCACGTTCTGCCACAGCCAAGTCATTGCCTGACCGATGATCTGCAGTGCCTGCTTGAAGAGCGGGAACACAGTCGTGGAAAGCCACGTCCAGACCGCACCGATAGCGGCCTTGATCCCGTTCCATGCAGCATTCACGAAGTTCCGGAATGTCTCGTTCTTCTTGTACAGCAAGACGAGTGCGCCGATGAGCAGACCGATGGCGACGACAATCCACGTGATTGGCGAAGTCGCGATGGTCAGGGCCACACCAAAGGCAGTCGTCGCAGCTGTCGCGATTCCCGAGGCAACCGATCCAGCGATGAGCGCTGCACGGTGCGCAGCCAGAGCAATCGTATTGGTGCCCAGCGACGCCGCAGAACGCCCAGTCGCCGCGGCGAATACACCTTGTGCAACCGACGAGGCGAACATCACAGCGTTCCATGCAGTCATCGCTGCACCGATAGTCTTGACCGCCAGGGCGGCAGTCAGGAGGTACGGAGCAAGCGGTGCCAGCTTGGACACGATGGTCGCGAGGTGCGGCGCCAGAATCGACAGCGTGGTAGCCCATGGGCTGAACGCATGAACCAGCGCGGGAAGCACTGGGGCCAGATTGGCGAGTGCCTGACCGAGTGCAGGCATGAGGCGATCGGCCATCTGCATGAGTCCCGGAATGGACTCGCGAATAGCTTGGCCGACAGCCTGGAACCCGGGAGCCAGTCCCGACGCAGCGCGAGCGCCGAACTCGCGGAACATTGTGAACGCCGGGCCGGCAACGGCCATGACGTTCCGGAAAGCAGTGGTGATTCCTGTGAGGGAAGCCCGGAGCTGCTCGCCGTTGATATTCCGAAGCTTCTCGCCCCACCCGAGCAGAACCTCGTTGATGGTGGCTCCGGTACCAGCGAACTCGCGAGCCGCTGTACCGAGCACAGAGATCAGCCCGCTGAACAGCGAGCCCAGTCCATTCTCTCCCGCAGCAAGCGAGGAGAAGAACGTGTTCGATCCGGCGATCATGTTCTGCCAGCCCTGCATTGCTGCAGGTCCAGCGATCGACTGGGCGATCTGAGTACCGATCCGACCCAGCGTAGTCGACAGGCCGCCGAGCGGTCCCTGCAGGTTCGAGATCAGGCCGCCGGTCTTCTCGAATGCGGGAACAAGCGCCTGACTGAAGTTGCCGACGATCTCCTGGCGAAGGTCACGGAACGCAGTCAGCAGCGGCGCCATGCGCTGACCGATCATCTGGTTGAAAGCCTTATCGGCTTCCTTGAACTGATCCATGAACTCCTTGGCACCCTCAGCGAGACCGGAGAATCCGATCTTCGCCACCACAAGGGCGGGGCCAAGAATGCCCGCTGCCGCAGCAGCAACGGAGCCCATAGCCGAGCCGATAGCCAGGAGTCCCTGAACCATCGGGCCGGACGTGAAGTTCGAGATGACCGAGGTCACTGCACCGAGCGCGCCGAGCGCGACTGCCGACCCAACCGTGACCATACCCAGCGCCTTGCCCACACGAGTGAGCGTACCGACTAGCTTGGCTACAGCAGACAGGACCATGACTGCCGCCGTGACACGCGCGATATCTCGCGCTAGCGCACTGGCGAGTCGAGCCACTACCTTCAGCCATCCCGCGAGCTTCGCGAGACCGGTAGAGGCGATGAGTCGTAGACCGCTAGCGCCCACCATGAGAGAGGCGCTGAATGCGCGGATCATTCGAGACGCGTGGATCATCCCTCGAGATACCGCGTCAATGTTCTTGATGATGACCGCCGACGCGGCGCCGATCATTGTGAAGGCACTCATGGTGCCGCGAATGCCGGACCGAAGACCAGAGGTAAACCCGCGGGAGAACCTCCGGCCTTCGTCCTTGCCTCGCTTGTCGGAGTTCATTCCCCGACTGAATCGAGAGCCGTAAGCAGAGCCTGCTTTCTGGCCCTCCACACCAGCGTCCTTCGAGGAGCCGCGGAACGCAGCCCGGATATCCCTTGCGAGTGGGCGCGTGTCGCCGCCGACGGACACATATCCGGACGCGAGCTCAGTTGCCACGGGCTTCCCTTTCTCTTCGAACGCTGGTGCGCGTGACTTTCTCTTCTGCCGTACTCGACTTCATACGAGCGCGTAGGAGAGCCATCTTCTCTTTGAACTGATCAATCGGCACAGCCTCACCCTTGGTGCGCTTCGAGGTCGCTTCGACACCCGGACGCTGAATGGGCTGAGGCTGATTCCGGTTCTTCTGGCCGTCGCGTGTCTTCGCCCACACCAGCCAATTGAGTGCGTCGGCTGCAGTGGCGAGGAGCATGTTGGTACGACCTTGGATGCCGATCCAATCCGCGTTCTCCGGATGACTTATCCGAGTGATCGCGTCTCGTTCGTCGGCATGCTCGACAAAGACCTTCAAGTCGCGCCAGGTGAAGTCGTCAGACCCCACCCAGCGCAACCTGGTCCCGTTGCGGATTAGGTCCGCCTCCAGAGCAGGACCCTTCTTGGGATGAAGGGCTAGCTCGAGGAGGCCTCGGATTCCCCCGCGTTCACCCCGGAATCTTCCTGCCAGGCTTCCATCAGCTTCTCCATCTCGGACTGCGGAGCCTTGTCCATCTTCTCGAGGTCTTCCTCGGAAGCGACCTGCTCGAGCAGCGCGAAGAACTGCTCCTCCTGCGGGAGCTTGCGGTTCTTGCGGATGAGGCCGAACGGGATTGCCGAGAACTTCGGCAGGGTCACCCGCTCCTTGATTGCCTCGCCGTCCGAGTCGAAGCCGGTAACGATCTTGTGGTGGAACTTCTCGAATGCCATGGTTGCACCAGGCCTTTCTTTTTTGTTGGTTTGCACCGGGCCGAAGCCCGCCCGCCAGAGGCAGGCCCGGTGCAGGAGGATAACCTCTAGCGGGCGGGACCTGTTACTCGTTGACGACGAGCGTCAGAGCCTTCGTTGCCTCGGCGGGCGTCGGGTCGGCCGAGTCGGTCACCTTCACCGTGAAGTTGAACGAACCCGTCTCGGTCGGGGTACCGGCGAGAGTACCGTCCGTGGCGAGAGTGACGCCGGCCGGCAGTGCACCGGTGGTGACGGTCCAGGTCTTGGCCCCTTCGCCACCGACGGACGCGAGCGTCGCCGAGTAGGCGGTGTCCACGGTTGCCGGCGTGAGCGTCGCAGTCGACACGGTGAGCACAGCCTCGGACCCCGCGGGAGCGAAGTACTCGACCATGTTGTCGCCGTTGGCGTCCTCGAAGCACTCCATGGTGACGGTGTACATGATCGTGTCCGAGTGGACCTTGACGATATCGTCAATCTCGGTGATCTGACCGTCAGCGATGGTGGAGCGGTTCAGAGCGTCGCCGTCGTAGACGTCGATGACCCACGAAGCGTGAGGCGACTGCTTCGAGTTCTTGTGGACGACGATCTCGCCATCCTCGCGAACCTCGACATTCTCCTCACCGTAGATGCTCTTGAGCACCTCGGCATTGATCGACTCGAGGAAGGCGAACTGGATGGTCAGCGAGTAGTCGGTCTGGAGGACCTTGACCACCTTGCCACCGAAGGCCTTCTTCTTGTCGGTGTCACGCGACTCGGACTGGGTGAACCCGTCCTCGCCGATGTAACCCTGATCGACCAGCCACTCGTACTCGGGAGCGGTGATATCGGTCTTCGCGGAAGTCGGCAGTTCGCCGGCGCCCTTCTTGCCTCGCAGCAGTGCACCGGTCGCCCGGGGCATCGCGGCAAAGACATTCTCAACCTTGGAAGCCATGGTTGGTGTTATCCTTTCTTGCGGTTGGATATCCCGAATGCGCCAGTGAATTGCCACCGACGACGGTCCGCGACGAGCGGATCGGGGAACGGGTACGGGATTGACTCGGTGCGCCAACCCCGAAACTGAACGTCGCCATGCAGTGTGAACTGAGACGACTTGCACTGCGCGAGCACGAGCCCACACAACGATTCCGCATCTCCGGTGTTCGTCGCGTAACACTGGATGGCGAACACAGGCTCCGTAAGGGTGCCTGTTACGTCCTCAGAGCCTCCAACGAGGTCGACCACGATGAATGACTGGGGACGGGACTTTGGGCGGTCCTGAGACACGCTCAGGCCCGGATTGAGCTCCCTCAGGAGGCCGATCATCGACAACAGCACCGGAGGCAGCGGCTCATGCTCACTAACCCCTAGCACGGTAGAACTCCTTCAGTAGCGTGTGGTTCGCGGCATTGTCTTCCTTCGCCTCTTGCGTGGCGGTGATGACGGTACCGCGGTGACGACCTTGAGGCCGGGCAGCGCCCTCGACAGATGAGGTCTTGTAGCCCGGCTCGTCAAGGTTCCGGTTAGCTCGGTCGGCAATACCACTCGTGATCTTGTCGATCTTCGCCACCAGACGTGGAGCGGAACGAATCTCTCGAAAGCCCTTACGGTTCAGGCGGACCCTGTTAGCCATCGACTCTCCTCACGGTCACAGTGCCACCCGGATTCCAACGATATGGGTTCCGTCGGCCGTCGCCGGCTACTCCCTCGACCTCGTACGTGAAACCCGGTTCATCGGGTAGCGTGACTCGATCACGCGGGGTCCACGACTGATTCTTAGGAATGAGCAGGAGGCGGGTCACAACGAGACGATTAGGACCTGAGCTAATGTCCTCGCTGGATACCGGGGGATTGGCACCATAGATCTTTCGCTCGACACTCGGTGCCCAGCTGTCTTCCGTGTTGCCGTAGCCATCAGAGCCCTCACCCGTGTAGACTTCGTAGCCAATCGGGTAACGGGCCTTCATAGTTGAGTTGCTCCTCCGTTGATCGGCAATCCGTCGCCGGAAAGCAATGCCCCGCAGTCACAGAAGGTCGGGTTCTCCTGGTAGTTCCATGCGCACCACTCCGCGTGCTGCACATAGTCCTGAGCAGTAGGAATCGTGGAGATGGTCGCCGCGCGGCCACGCTTACGATATCCCGAACATAGGGACTGTAGATCACGAATCTCCTGGGGCCGGAAGAGAGCTGAATCACTCGCCTTGAGCGTCTCGCCGTACTCGCCGGCAGTGCGCTGAGTGACTGCGCCGGAACCTCGTTCGCTCCACCGCAGAATCGCTCCGCGCAGAACGTCCTTGACGATCTCGAGATCGGCAGGGTCATCGAAGTCTGGCTCTTTGAGACAGGGAGCCAACCGAAGAGCACGGACCCAGGCTGTACGGATCATGTCCTCAGCGGTTGCTGTCTCCAGGTCCGCGTCGAACTTCTGCAAGTCGGCGGCGGTTATCGGAGCTTCTGGAAGCTCGTCAGCCATGGGTACGTCCTCTCATGGGGCTGGCCGGTGCGGGCGGCGGATCACTACCCACACCGGCCAGGGTCTGTCAGGGCTCGACGGGAGCCTCTTCCTCGGCGAGCTTGTACACCACGAACGCGTTGGCGTCGAGGATGACCCAGCCGAAGATGACCTCCATGAGGTACGCGACCGCGTTCCGGCGCTGGAGATCGCCATTGCCGAACGGGTCGCCGTACTCGATCTTGCGCAGGCCGATCTGGTGCGCGTAGCCGAAGCGCAGCGCGTTCCAGTCGCCCCCGATTGCACGGATGCCGGTGTCGGCTCCCGCGTCCACGTCGCCGCCGACGGTACGCGAGTTCACCATGGGCTGGCCGCTGTACGAAGCAACGGTCTGGCCCATGTTGATATCCGGGTTCAGACGACGGCCGTCCGAGTCACGCGCGGTGGCGAGGACGTACGTCAGGCGGGGATCGACGGCAAAGCCGTTGAAGTTGTTCCCAGCCGTCTCGGTGACCGCGTTGTAGCCCTCCCACAGGAGCGGGTCGATATCGACGCCGGCAGTGGTCGGCAGCTCGATCACGGGTGCCTCGGTGGTGATACCCTTGGTACCCGAGGTGAGCGTCGCGCCGTTCGAGGACTGACGGTTGTGGATGACCGCAGCGTCGATCTGACGCGCGAGGGCACCGGCCATCTCATCCCCGATGATATCGAGGATACCCGCCGGGTTGGTGAGCACGGTCTCCATCGAGAACTCAAGGCCGACCTCAGCCTTGATGGTCTTGAAGTTCACCGCGCCAGCCTCGAGCTCGCTGTCGACCTTGTTCTGCAGCTCGCCGATGATCGACGCAGCCGGACGCTTGGTCAGAACCGGGATGACGTTGTCTCCCAGGATGACCGGAGTCGACTTCGAGAGAGTCGGGATGATGGACTCGGCGGTTGCCTTCTTCCACCACTCGCTGGAGATGTTCTTGGGCAGCAGCTGAGTGCCGCCGGCACCGCCCACGATGGATGCAGACCCACTGGCGGGAGGCTGCAGTACTGACTTGGTAGCCACGATGGCTCCTTTCTAGTGTGTTATTCTTCGCTGAAGCCGAGGATGGCCAAAGCGGTTGCGTCGTCAGACGCGCCTTCCCCGGCACCATGGTTCTGGCCCTGGTTCGGGTCGGGCTGTGGCGAACGAGGTCCGGTGGTTGCACCGAGGTATTCCAGGAGCTGATCCGCGGAGGCTTCGAGCTCCTCCTTGGTCTTGCCCTGGAGCAGGTGAGCAGGAACTGCGCGCTCATCAGTGCTCTTCGCCTTGGCCACGTCTTCACGAAGCTTGGTGAGAGCGTCCGCCTCGTCGCGTTCCTTGAGCTTCGACTCGTGATCGGAAGCACGCTGCTTCCAAGTCTCAGTCTCGCCCTTCGCCACCTCGAGCTCCTGCTTGAGGGAAGCGACCTCTGCCTTCAGGTCCTTGTTGGCCGCACGCTCATCTACGAGCGCTCGGTAACCCGCCTCACCGAGAGGCTTGTCAAGGTCCTTGTTTTCGTCCGCCATTGTGATTCCTTTCCATCGCGGATCGGTGTCTCCTAACTGCTTCGTGCAATCAGGAAGCTAATTTATCCCAGGCCGCGATAACGGCATCTGGGTTCGTCCCCACTTCTCGAGTGATGGACACGTATTCCTCTTCCCACTTCTGAGTGTAGGAAGGCGGTCGGTAAACCTGCCCGGGTCGAACAGCAACCGCAAGACAACGGCAGCAGTCGTGGTACTTGTCGCCGAGTTTGGCATTACCTCGCGGGCGGCCATGACGACCGACCACACGAAGGGCTGACTCGGCTGAGGCGTACACATCTTCGCGAGTCGCGAGCATCTTGCAGAACCCGCACGCATTCGGGCGCGCACGACGTGCCCAGGTGGCGCCTGGTTCGGCCTCAGCGCTCTGTTGCACTGAATCCTGAGCGGCACTGTACACATGACCCTCTAGGCTCCCAGAGAGGAGCTGAAGGCCGGTTGTCGCGTTGCCTTTCGCCATCGCCCAGCGCGCTGTCTTGCGCAGTGCTTCTTCAGGCGTGATATCCGCGACAACCGGGTCTCCTCCAGCCATCTCGTAGTACGATGCGCCCGCCTCAGTGGCGAGAGTGAGCACGGGCTCAGCGAGGTCCACGTATGCGTCCTGCATGTACTCCCAGAACTTCTGGTCGTCAAGCAGTGGCGGACTCTTCCACACCTGACCGAGAGCCCTGAGCCCCGCCCTGCTGATCGGAGCCAGCAGGTTCCCCAGAACTGTCGGGCTCAGCACCTCCTGCATTGTCACCTCCTCGCAGAATCGCCATCATCTGCTCCTTGGCAAGGTCACGCTTGACGCGCTTTGCCTGGGACGGAGTGAGACCCACCATCTCGCGAGTCACGTCCGAGTCCTTCGGCATGATTCCCGCAGAGGTGAGCTTGACAACGCGGTCAGCGTCAGCACCAGCGGTGGGAGTGCCGGGGTCCCGCCAGACGGTGACCATGTCACCCTTGGACGGAATCTCCTTGGTCTTGAGGTACACAGCCAGCTGACCGAGCTCGACCCACCCGGGATTGAACCCGGATACGCGACGCTCAGCCCGCTTGACGAGTCGAGCCTCGAGCGCGCGGATAGCGTCACCCGAGGGCGGGTTCTCAGTGACGAAGCCCAAGTACGAAGGCGGGATACCCACCTCAGCAGCGAACATCTTGGACAAGCCCTCGATCTGCTGCATGTACGGTCCAGGTGGGTTCGTCGGGAACTGGCCGACCTGAGGAATACCCTCGGACTTGGAATCCGGGTGATCCTCGACCCACTCCTCATCTCGCTCGAGATTCCAGAAATGCCCGAGCAGTGCTTGCCACCCGGGAAGCGGGTTCCCGTTCGCGTCCGTGAACGCGTCCTCACGAGCGCCGAGCGCGTATCGCTGAGGAGCGGAGAAGAACTCGCGGTTCGTTTCCATTCCCATGAGCGTACGGACAGCCATGTTCGTGTAGGCACGAACTGCCTTCGTCACCTCGGACTTACCGTGCCGGCGACCGGCGCGGGCGCGATTGGGGAACCACACGACCGGGCAACGACCCAGATTGTGCTTGTCCGTGCCCGTGACCTTCCAGCGACTGGTCTCGGTAGCACGCTCGTAGAACGTAGTCTGGTTCTCTTCGTAGAGAGTACCTCGCAGCCATTCCCCGTTGACGTATCCCTTCAGCGCGGCAACCTCGATCCGTCGCTTGCGACGGTTGTAGTAGCCGGTCATGTCCTTGGCGGACTCGACAGTGGCGAGAATCTCAGGCTCACCGACCTTCTTGTCTCCCGTGCCGATGACACCGAAAGACATGCCGTACAGCAGAGAGTCGAGATGACCGAGCTCGGACTCATAGGCCAGCTCGTTGTCGTCGTACACCGGCTGAAGAACAGACATGTACTTGGCGTCCGTGTCCCAGCCTCGCCAGTCGATACGCTCATGGAGAACGTCGACCGTTGTTGCCGGCCACCCACACACGAGGTCCATCACGTCTCGCCGAATCGTCGGCGGGATCGAGAATCCTGGCCGTGTGGTACGAGTTCCCTCGTAGTAACGATCCGTGAGCTCGTTGGAGTTGCGGTGCTTGCTCAGCTCGTTCATGAGCGTGATGTAAGACGAACTCACGAGATCATCACCCTTCCTCTCCGTTTCCGGTCAGCCTTATTACGTGTGGGGGCTCCTCGACCGAGGGCCATGTTCCGCGCTCGCCATGCGAGCGTCAGCGCGTACGCGCCATCTATCTTGTCGGGGGAGTCAGGATACTTCTTGTACAGCAAATATCCTGAGCGTGTTGCTCGCTTGCGAGCGTTGAGAACGTGACGAGTCAAGTTCGGAGAACCATCGTGCGTCATATCCCCGTTGGCGATTGCCTTTCTCAGGCTCTCGACGTAATCCGACACCTTCGAGTCTTTGCCTCGCGGCCAAGCAGCGATGGCGTCGTGAGGAGCAGCCTTGATTCGGTACTTGCGCCCGTACTTCCTATTCCAGGTAGCCATGGGGCTTTCCCAGCCGGAGGGATCGCCGAGAAAGCCGATGACGTTGTATCGCTCATGTACGCGAGCGAGTGCACCGTCGACTTCCATCAGAGGAGTAACGAAGTCTCGTTCTTCTCCCTTGCGAGCCTCCCAGCAACCAATCTCAAAAGCTGCAGCGTCAGATACGCGCATACCAACCAGAAAAGTAGCATCCGCCTTTCCTTTGTTGCGGCCTTTCGACCCGTCGAAGCCGAGAACGATGGCGTCACCGTCCTCGATGTACTGGTCCATGTCGAAGCAGCCCGCCCACTGCACCCGGGAGACCCAGGAGTCGGACGCGGCGTCGACTTGGTTCAGGAAGTCGGAGCGGGACTCTTGAATGTCCTGTTCCGGGTCCCAGATGGTCGAGATGAGTCGATCAAGGTCCACGTGGCCCGGCTCACATGGCGGGTCATGGATCACGCAGCCATCGGGATGGCCGGAGCTGTCGCCGTACGCCACACGGAGCCCAGCGAGCAGTGAGTCGCGCTCGATCATATCCGTCTCTGGCGGCGCTTCTCGCGTGTCGTACAGCAGCGACGTATCACGAACGCGACCGGCGCGAATATCGTCCCAGAAGGCGGCTGAGCCCTCTGCAACCGAGTTCTCACCGGGGATGAACGCGTTAGGCGACTCGAGCACCGTGCCGCCGACCTTCGCGGCGTTCGACCGCAGCACTCGAGCGAGCTTCTTGCCGCCGTTGCTCTCGACCCACTCCTCCGTCTGGTCCATGACCGTGAAGACAGCGCGCTTGCCCTTGACGGTGCGTGGCGACGCGGTGAGCTTGTCGATTCGACCTCGACCGCGCGGGAGAGAGATGAAAGTTTCCATCGGCTCGAGGCCCGGGTAGTGGTCGTGGATCGCTGCGTCCTCGTGCAGCATCTCGAGCATGGGCGACCACGTGTTATCGACCTGCTCCTCAGACACAGCCGAGATATTGACGATAGGAGTCCTGGTCTCTGACCAAGGACGCCCGACGGGTTGTCCGTCCGCGTCCCATCCGTCAAAGACCACTGGACCCAAGGCCTCACCCAAGGCAATCATTCCTAGGATGGGGGACTTGCCCCAACCTCGAGGCCGACCTAGTACACCTCGGGTGTACGTGCGCCGGCCCAGCTGCGGGTCTATGGTGTACCAGTCGAGAATGAAGTCCTCCTGCTCGATGTACAAGCGAAGAGGCTCGAAGACACCACCTGTATCAGGCCGCGCCAGCATCTCGTGGTACCAGTCAATCATGATGAAGCCGAGCGTAGGAATCTCACCGGGCTCAGAAGGCTTCCAAGGCATCGCACCTATCCTTCCACACCGGTGAGTCGCTCCCGGCGTTACTTCTTCTTGTTACGCTTGAAGCGACGGTCTTTCTTACCGCCGGGCTTCGGCGTTCCGCGCTTTTTCTTAGCCATTATCGCTTCCTCGCTTTCCGTGGCAGGCGGCGATAACGAGTCTTCTTACCGCCTTTGGTCGCATGTGCCCATCGGCGTGCCCAAGGCTGCTTCGTCGCGAAGGCCCAGCGCCATTGCTTCTTGGACTTGAAGCCTCTCTTTCGCCGGGCCATTACTTCGCCACCTTGAGTGCACCGCGTCGCGCTCGTGCAGAATCATCGGCGGTGGCGTTCTTGCCTAGGCCCGCTGCACCTGCCTTCGCCTTGCGCTCGGTCTCGTCGGCCGTTGCGAACACGATTCGCAGGCGGGCGCGGTCTTCGCGAGTCGCACCGTGTCGAGCCATTCGAAGGCGAAGTTCTGAAGCGGCCTTGTAGTCGCCCTGCCACAGGCGGCCGTGAATGGACGCGCAGTCGAGCAAGTCCAGCCAGTCGCTCATGCGGTAGTCGTTGGTCAGCGGGTTCTCCACCCAGCTGTCCCACCAGAAGATGGTGTGATCCGGCCACTCGCTGCCGTCAGGCATGAACTCCGGAAGCTCAGGAGCGTCACACGGTTCATCGGTGACTGTCCTGATCCTGTTCTTCTCCCGCTTCTGATCGCTTGCACGAGAGAGCTTGTCAGGGTCCTTGGGGGCAGCTCCACGTCCTGCCATGGTTGGTTCACGCTCCTTTCTTGAAAAGATCCCAGATTCACGCACGGCCTTAGCGTCA